CTTACACTAAAAGTAGTAATACTATTAAAAAAATTCCAAGTATAAGTCATATTGTCCCACATAAATGTATCTAAACTATCCCACGTAGGATTATCATATGGTTTTAAAGTATTTTGAAACAACGTTTCAGGTTTTGTTCTTGGGATGAATGACATTTTATTTTATTAGTTTATTATACGCATTCTCCCACATAATAGCTTTATCATATATATTATAATTCTTTAATACATATTCCTTAGCCGATTTCCCCATTTTTTGTCTTTTATCACTATCATTTACTAAATCATAAATTGCTTTCTCCCAAGATTGTAATGTGTCGCACAATATTCCATTATTTCCATCTAAATCTTTATCATAAGGGCTATTTCCATCACTGAACGATTGTCCTATAAATGGTATTTCTAACATAGCAGCTTCTAAGAATTTAAGATTACTTTTACATCTATTAAAATAATTATCTTTTCTGGGAGCTATCATTATATCTAATCTTAAATTGTTTAAAGCCTCAATATATTTAGCAATAGGAACATTTGCAACCCATTCAAGATTATTTAATTGTCTCCAGAATCCCAAATCATCCTTATAAAAATCTTCTACTTTCTTAGATTGCTTAATAGGATTCATACCAAATATAACTAATTGTATTCTCTCATCTTTTACTAGTTTTTCTATTATAGGTTGTAACACCTCTCTATCATCTTTATATAAAACAGAACCAACTAAACCAATTCTTATTTTATTTGAAGTATTTTTAGCAGGTTTGGTAGGATAATCATCAGGTAAAACACAATTAGGCAATACAATAACATTAGGATTATATTGACTATATTCTTTGCGTAAAAATTCAGTTGAACACGTTACTAAATCATAAATACCCATTTTTCCCATTAAATCATCCTGATATTGCATGAACTTGCTTATACTATCTCTATCATCTATTAAAATAGTATCATCATTATCAAATACTATCTTTTTACCAGCTTGTTGTAATAATTGTGCAGCTTCGTGTTTTTTTGGGTCGTCTGGTCTATGAAATACAACTATATCAGCATTTAATGCACCCCAACCCCTTTCTTCTGGTGTTCTTTCAACTCCTAATGTAATATAATCTCCATCATATCCATTTACTTTACCAGCTATATATTGTCTTACATAGCCACAACCTCCATATCGTGACCACACATTATATACTTTCATAATTTACTATATCACTTTCATTAAATTTACTTTTTGTTTATCTTTTAATGGAGATGTCAAAATAGCCATTAAAGCATCATCTCTATTCTTATCTTTTAATAACATCGTCATAAACACTTTATCTTTATCTGTTAAATCACTATCTAATATTGCTATTCGTATTTGTTCAAAGTTTGTCTTTTCATTTGTTCTAATTTCTCCGTCTTTATCATTTGTTGTTGGTCTAGCCATTCCTTGCTCTTGTAATAATCCAGACTTTCTATCCTCATTCTCGGCTTGCGGGTCACTAATAAGGTTTTGTCCATTTGGTATTGGGTTATGTTGTTTTAAGTCTTCCATTGAAGCATATGCTACTCCATTGGTATCTAATATTATTTTTTCTCGTTTGAAATTTTCTGCTAATTGTACTGACATTGTATTATAATTATTTCTTTTAATTTCCTTTCTTTATCCCCAGAAGAAAGGAGACTGGGGATAAATAATACTTTTGCGAAAGAAGTATTAAACTTATTAAGCTTTTGTATAAATCAATACACCAGCGTTGTCTCTATTCTTTGCAACACCATATACTATATCAGCTGTAACCAATGTAGATAGATATTGTGGAATATAATTAGATTGTAATCTAAATTTGCCTTGACCACCTAAGTTATGAGTAGCAAATACTATAGCATCTTTATGAACCAATGCGTTAGTTCTACCAGTTGTAGTATTAACATAAGGGATTCTATTGGTTGTCTTACATGGAATACTATATAAAAGACCAGTAAATCCATTATCAACTGGCATTGCATTTGTGAAGTCTCTTGAAACAAATCTATCTAAAGCATAAATTTGTGTCCAGAATACTGCTGGGTCGAAGAAGAAGCATCTGTCTTCTTTTGGAACATTGTTAGAATCTAATTTAGCAATAGCTCCTCTTATATCAGAATCAGCTATTGATGTTGTAGAAGCTCCAACTGTTTGTGTAAATCCAGCGAATAATGCTAATATAGCATCTTCTAATTTATTAGCAACTGTATAAGCAGCATTTTTTGCTAATTTTTCTTGTAGCATATAGCTTCTCATTACTTGAGCAGCTTCTTTATCTTCGATTGCGAAAGATACTTCATACCAAGTATCAACTGTTAAACTTACTTTATCGTAAGTAGCAGAATTTAATGTAACAGGTGTAGCATTTGCTTTTATAGATGCTGTCATTTCTGTTAGAACTGGCCATTGAATGGTCTTTCCACCATCTGTTAATTCAGATGATAAATCTGTGAAGAATGATGATACAACTTGTGCTTGTTTGTAAAAATCATTCATCTTTGGAGACCATATTGTAGGTATCAAATTTGCTAAATTTGAACCAGTGTATGTATCTGTAGGAAAACTTGCCATTTAATTAAATTATTAAATTAAATTATTTATGTCTGTTTTGACATATATTGTAACCAATTTTTCTTGAACTCCTCATCGGATTGACCTTCATAAAAAAGAGGTTTATTATCAGCACCCTTTGGTGCTCTGTTTATTTCTATTGTAGCAGTTTCAATTTTCTTTTGTTCCTGCTTATTATTAAGGTATCCTTTTACTATTGGTAAGGATAGGGCTTCATCTAACTTCAAATTGTTAGCTTTTGCCACTTTATTAATTTCGACTATATCCTCAGTATCTAAATCTGGGTGGGCATCTCTAAAGTCCCTCAAGTCTAATCTTTCTTTTATAGAAAGAATCTCCTCTGTTTCCAGTGGTTGCTTTTCTTCCACTTTGGCATTTTTTTCTTGTGCCTTTTTCTTTTGGATAGACAACGTTTTAATTGTCTTCTCCATTTCAGCAATTTTAGCTTTTAAGGATTCAACATCCTCATCAGCTTCGTTTACTTCATTTTCAGATGTTTTGTCATCCTCAGTGTAAGCGTCCTGAGTTTCTTTTGTTTCTTCGTCCATGTTATTGGATTACTTATTAATTCATTTTTGAATAGGTTTAGTCCTATAATATTCCTGTAAGGGAATCGGCTCATACATAAATGTATTAGATTTATGTATGAAAAGCTTTATTAAATCATAGAATCCTCTTCTTTAACCCTAACATCTGGAACATTCATATTATTTATCTTATCAAATATTTCTTCTAATGTTTTAAATGCCCTTACTCTTGACATTGTATCAATTTTATAGTCTTCTGCACGAACATTAATATCTAATTCATCTGTATTTAATAATAATAATTTTCTCATTTCTGGGATTATATATTCCTCATAAACAACTTTATAATATTCAGATTTAGATAACTGTTTTAAAGCATTTTGTAATATATCTGTCATATTATTTAGTTAATTCTTTTAAATTTACTTGTTGACTTGCTACATTACCACCATTTTGTTGTTGTGGTGTAGTAGCATATGGATTAAATATATTAAGTGATAATCCCATATCCTCCATAGCACTATCAACCAATCTCTTAACAACTGGGTCTTGTAGGGCTTGGGCATTTTGACTAAGCATTTGAACTAATAACATCTTATTATCAAGATTATCTCTGATTGCCTCACCTGTAATATCTATATCTATATCTTTATCAAAATTAGCTAAATCCTCTTCTATTTTAACAGTAACACTTCTTCCCTGTTTAGCTTTTAATGAATTTCTCATATTATCTATATCTTGTGTAGATGAAAAAAAGCCAGTATTAAACACAGTATCAGATAAATAATCCCCTATTTTGTCTTCTATGAGTTTATTTTGTATAATAGTTATTAAATTTGGGTCTATTATTTCAAATAATTGTCCAGAATTAGCTTTAATATACTTCTCAAATTTAGGAATTAACCACTCCTTAAAGCATTCTCTTATAAATAATGCCATATTCTCTTTAACACCACTAAAGAATTTAGCACCCTCTTGATTCATTTTATTATAAGACTTCCAAGGAGTGTTAGTAGCCATCTGTTCACCAGTAATAGATTCAAAATTATTACTTATTTGTCTTGATTGAGCCATCCAAGAACTTTCTTCCTGAGCATAAGCACTAAGATTTCTTGTATCTGTAACAACTGGCACTAATCCAGACTTAACTTTCATTATATCACCATTTAAGGTTTGTTGAATAATATTTCTTTCTATTGTATCATCTGCTGTGGTGAATATTGTTTTAGAACCAAGTAACATACTTGATGCTTTCTCATTTTTCATCACATTCATTCTAATTTGAGTATCAAATTGTGATTCAACCTCTCCTAAACCAAGAGCACGACCATCAATAGTAACATAATCTACTTTCTTATAAGGCATTTTATTCTCCTTGTTGTAGAATAATATTCTCTCTTTTGATAATGAAAAATCTTTCTTTGCATCATTACCAGCTATAAATATCCTATAATAAGAATATCCTTTAGCACCTTCTATAAAATAAGAATTTGGTAGTTCAATATGCATTTCATATATCAAGATTTCTCCACCAACCTTACCATTCTCTCTTCTTTTTCTAAATTCATCTAATACATCATTAATTGCTTCGGCATCCCAACCAGCATCTATCATTTTTTCTAATTCAAATGTTTGTAGATATTTCTTTTCTATTACATAAGAACTCCTAATATCAAAAACATTCTCTATACTATTAACGGCTGGGTCAAATATAAGATTTTCTAATTTAATTTGTTTTATCTCTCCATTCTCAAATTTCCAAACCACAGAACCATATCTTGGTAAATTATCAGAAAGTCTGTTTAAAAGTAATCCAGTTCCCTGTAACTTCATCCAATCCTTCAAATAAGTATCATATATCAATGATTTTATTCTATTGTTACCATTTGTATCTACAATTCTTATATCTTTGGTGTCTATATCTATTTGTTTGGTAGCATTTCTACATATAGGATTTACTACATTAAAAAAGAATTTGTGATTCCCCTGCGAATCAGTGTCCCCTGTTTTGAATTTACTAAAACTATATAATGTTATTTGATTAAGTGTTTCATATTGATTAAAATAGAAACCATCAGTAATATATACTGGTTGTTCAAAATCATTTAAGGCACTATGTAATCTTTCTATTATTTTTGCTTCTTCCATAATTATTTGTTAAATATAACGTGGTTGAGAAACCATCTTATTTTGTAAAATTTTATTATTATATTGTTGGCTCACAGTATTAATTCCACCTACACAGGTAAGCATCAGTGCATCTGCCACATCTGGCGAATCTATTTGTAATTTTCTTAATTCTTCTTTTGTTATAATACTTAATCTTCCATTATTGCTTTTATATTTTATATCTTTTAATTGTATCCAGTCTTTATGTTCTAATAACATACCACCCTTATTTAGCCATTCATATAAAAGAAAATATCCTTCACACTTCATATCTCTATATTTAGGGTCTACTGGTTTATCACCAAAACCAATAGCATTGATATGATAACCTAATTCTAAAAATCTACTATATATTATATTTCCACCAGCTGTTGCGTCCATATAAACATCTTTTTCGTCTATACCATATTCTTCCATTAAACCAGTAGTAATAGTGATAATATTCATTGGATTATCATCGTGATTTTTGTGTAATACTTGGGCAAAATTATCACCACGCAATACCCATACATTACTATCTTTTCCTTTATAGGAAACATCTATTCCTAATCTTAATCTACCAAATAAAGGAGGCTCTTCTGTTGTTGTATGTTGCTTTACAAAATCTTCTGTAAATAATGTAATATAACCACTACCATCAATAGCATCTGCTTCAGGGAAGTTTCCTTCCATTAAAACACTAAAATCAGCCTTATCTCTCATTTCATCTACAAACTTCTCTGTAAATCTTCCTTCTGCTACTGCTTGACGCCAATCTACTTTTATCTTATAATAATCTGGATTGTTAAAAGACTTATAAAAATGATTACGCTTCCAGGGATTAGCTAATTCAATTAACACACTATCTTTTTTATCTCCTAACATACGAAAGGCTTTTGTATATGTAACATCATCTAATTCACACGACTCATCAATAATTAACCCCTTACCAGTTCCGTGTCCCATAAGTTTAATACCAGCCTCAGACCTACTATCTGCATCTGCAGACAATATACTAACACTTGAACCATTGGTTAATGTTATTCTTTTTCTACTCTTTTCGTGTAGCGATTTCTCCGTAGAATCCACAAAAGTTTTAGGAATCATATCACGAAATGGATTTATATCTGTTGGGTCGCTTTCATCAGGAAGACGAAATAACAGTTGTTGTATATATTTCATTATAATAGATGCTTTTGGTTCACTTGGAGCAACTATGACCCACTTTTCGTTAGGGTGAGTAGCTATTCTGGTAATAATAGCAGCAGCTACCACGAACGATTTTCCGTACCTGCTCGGCGTTATTGCAGCAACTCTTGGTTTCCAACACGTAACAATAGAAAAAAATATATCCTTCTGTCCCTCTGTTAATTCCAAAGGAACTAAAACACCATCATCATCAGGAACTCTGAATATACGGGCAGTAGAACATACTTGCTCTTTATATTTCTTTAAATCTTTTTCGGATAACTCGTTAATTTGTTGTGGTGTCATTTAATTATTCATTGTTATCACATGAGGGGGATACCTCTTCGGTAGATTCCCCATAGGTGAACACTTCTTCACCATTAATTATTTGTTTCATTAACTTTATAGCATCTGGCTCTTTATTTATATCTAAAGTTAATTTATTGTTGTATAATCCCTTAACCTTAAATACCATATCAAAATATTTAGGTAAATCCTTATCATCACCAGCTTTTAAAGCATAGTGTTCTTTTAATTTATCACCTAACATTCTAGCCAAATTGCTATTATCCATTGTATTTTCATCTAAATATTCCAAAAAGGATTTAGTTTGGGTCTTTAAATAGGCTGTTCTTGGGTTTATACCCACAACCTCAGCGGCTTTTTTGATATTTCTTGCTTCTCCTGCCATTTCTTGTCTTATTAATTCGTCTGCTAACGCCCTAGTTTTCTTTTCCATTGGGGCACCCACCTCTTTACGTAAATGTTCTACTTTTTTCATTGTTTTAGGGGTATATAATTTACTTATTTTTTTCACTGGTTTGTCTTTCATAATTGTCTATTAACATCTCAATTATTCCATTATAAGATAAATTAGATTCCCATTTAATATTTTTCAATGCCTTAAAAGTGCTATCATCCAATCTAAAACTTCTAATAGGAAAATAATCTCTGTTACAATTTACTCCCTTCATAATAATCAATTAATTGTTTAAATAATATATTAAAAGAATAACCTGTTGTGATTTTTAAATTCTTTAATCTTTTATAGGTTTCATCTGACAAGGGAAGGGTTTTTATGCTATACACTCCCTTATCTTTTATTGATTGTTTCTTGTGTTTCTCCCTAGCCATAGTCTTTATTCATTAATAATAGATTTGTAATACAATTCTATTACTATATACCTCCGCCACTCTTCCTCCAGCATCACCCTTCATCTATCGCTGTATCTCAGTCCCTCCCCTCCATATTAACTCAATATGGTGATAGGGTATGGTATAACACGCTTAGACTCTTGGTA